GTAGTAGGAGTTAATGCTGGTAATATTATATATGATACAAACATGGCAACTGCTGCATTTACATTTGCTGCGGGTGCATCACAAGACTTACAAATAACATTTAAAGCCCCAACTACAGCCAGTGCTACAACATTCCGTTGTGTAGCTAAAGTAGAATTAGTGGAAGTGGCTTATTAATAAACTAAAGATATGGGAAATAAATTTATACTAGGACAAGAAGACGGTACAGTAGCTGGTGGTAATGCTAGGGGTAATGGTGCTGTAGATTTGCAGATGGTAAGGAGTGCTGCAACTGATGTTGCATCAGGAGAATATAGTTTTATAGGTAGTGGGCAAAATAATAGAAATTTAGCCCCAGTTTCAGTTATTGTTGGTGGGGTTAATAATTATATAAATGGTTCAGTTGGTTCAAGTTACCAAAATAAAGTTATTGTTGGTGGAGATAGTAATCAAATATCTAATGTATCAACTCGAAATACTTTTGTTGGAGGTGGTTATGGAAACAACATTAATGGGGCTTCAGAGGGTGGATTAATAGTTGGTGGTTATCAAAATACTCTATCTGCGAATCAAACGGTAATATCTGGTGGACAAGGCAATACTGTATCATCAGCACATAGCGTAGTTTCAGGAGGTCAGTCTAATACAGCATCAACCAACACTCATGCAACTGTAGTAGGTGGGCAGGGTAATGTTAGTAGTGGACGATATAGTATTACTGGAGGTCTAAACTGTACTTCAATTGATAGTGGTTCTGTTGCATTCGGTATAAATAGTAATGCTGCTATCTATTCTATGGCAGCTGGTTATTATGCTAATGCTAGTGGATCACATTCTTTTGCATTTGGTCAAAGTGCTTTAGCATCAGGTGGACAATGTTTTGCAACAGGTACTGGTGTTCAAGCTACTGGAATAAGTAGTGTAGCTATGGGTTCATATACATATAGTTCTGGAGAAGGCTCTATATCACTAGGTCTTAATAATAGAGCTTATGGTAAAGGAAGTATTGCAGTTGGTAATAATGCAGCAGCTTCTTTATTGGGACAGTTTTCAGTATCTTCAGGTACAGCTATATATAATGGAGCCCATGTCTATAGTATTATAGCAATACCACTAGCTACAGCAGCAGTAAACAGTGGAGGAACATACACATTCACTCTAGAAAATGGTCAATTAATTTTACCAGAAAATCAAAATGGAGATTCTATTGTCCCATATCAAATGCTTATAACAGCAAAAGTTGTAATTGGTGTTAGAGCTAAATCTGCTAGTATTACAACTATTGCAAATAATGATATTTTTATGAGTACTTATAATTTAGGTATTCGTAGAAGAATGGGTTCAGCAAGAACACTGATAGGTGCTCCTCAACAAATAAGTACTTTTTCAGATGCTTCTTTATCGACTACAACAGTTAATTTTGCTATTGGAGCATCTAATGAAATTCTTGTTAGTTTTACTCCCCCAACATGGACTGGAGGAGGACAAATTGTTTTTGTAGCAACGCTTTCTCTAGAAATGACAATGATGGGTATGCATCAAGCTACAATTTAATTAATTAAAATATAAAAATATAAAATATAAAATTATGGCACTATCAATAAACACAACAATTACAACCGATGAAGGATTTGAGGTATCAAATGCCTTTGGTTATTTAAACATTTTCATTCTTGCTCCTAATTCTAATTGGGTAAACTTGTCTTACTACAAATCAGAGGCTGACTGGGTGGCTGGAAAGTCTCCCTTAAATGTATCTTCTTTACCTAATCAAGTACAGACAGAGTTAACTTCAGAAGAGTTCTGGGGTGCTTCTTTGGCTACTACTATTCATGAGAAGTGTAAAGCTAAAATTGAAGAGGTTACAGGAGAAGATTCCGTAAGCGTTCTCTCTGCTTAATTATCATATAAACAAAAATAAATCATGACAACTTACAATTGGACAATCACTAATCTCTACACTAAAACAGTGGAAGGTTTGGAAGACTACGTAGTAACTGCTGTATTCGAAGTAGAAGGCGTAGATGGAGAATTTACTAACACCGTAAACGGAAGTCAAATGTTTACCGTAAAAGAAGGAGCTGAGTTTGTTCCTTACGCTAACTTAACTGAAGCAATCGTAGTAGAGTGGATTAAAGAAGAGTTGGGTGAAGAAGGTCTTGCTCCCATATATTCTCATATCGAAGAAAACATTGAAAACCAAAAGAGTCCTGCAGTAGAACCTGTAGTTACTCCTTTGCCTTGGGCTTAAACTAATTAAGGGGGTTAATAGCCCCCTTCTTTCTTATGAAAAACCTATCCATTAAACTTAACTTTATCTTCTTCTTTGCTATTGTCTACCTTTTATACAGGTATGAGTACGTACAAGAACAAGACACCAATCAAGTAATCTCTTTTATAGATTCTATTGATAAAGCAAATGATACTTACTTTGAAAAGATAGACTCCTTAGAGCATATCAAACACGAAGAGTATAGAACTTACGAAAAAATCACTTTAAAGTATGACACCATTCAAATCGCTATTGACACTATGCCTGACATTGATGGCACAAAGTATCTACTCACAATCTCTAGACAGCTTACCGCTAAAGGAGTTGAATAACGAGTTCCTTAAGGGAATTCAAGCACGTGAGAGAGTAGTTAGTCTTAAAAAAATTGTTAAGACTGACAGTGTACAGTTATCTTTATATAAAGATTCTATTATTCCTAACTTTAGATTAGCTCTAGATACCGCTAAAGTAGAGATAGTTCGCTTAGATACTAAAGTTAGATCTCAGTCAGAAACTATTAAAACACTTAAAAATGTTTTGAAAGGTGGATTAATTGTTATAGCTTTGTTAACCATAGGGTATATACTCTAAAGCCTATGATGCCAATCTCTAAGCAGATTATCCAATATTATATGGATAATCCAAACACAACAGAAACAGCTATTCAAGTTGCTCTTCGTTTTAACTACCAGCCAGAGTGTAACTTTGAGTTGAGAGGTAAGAGAGTTCGAGATTTGAAAAGAACTGCTATGTTAAAGTTAGGTGGGAACAAACCTTTAATACCTACACTTATCCAACCTACTCAGATAGTAGGAACTTACGATGAGAACTTAGATAAAGGCACTCTAGAAGTATCTAAACTAGTCTCTGAGCAACCTAGATCTGCTGAAGAGATCATACAGATCCACAAAATAGATACTACTAAGTGGAGATTAGTACAGTATTGGAGTAAAGAAAAACAATCAGGTTGGCTAGTGTCAGCCTTATTTGCTTCTATAAAGCCTGAGGATAGTTTACCTCAAGACATAGAAGCCGTTCTAAGAGAGGTTTTCTTAGAATCTAACATAAGTCCTTGCCCTACTCCTAAGAAGGTCCCTGTGGCCTCTAAAAGAGCTTTATTTGTTTATATGAGTGACAAGCATGTAGGAGCGCTTACTCATCCTAACTCTATTTTCAACAACGACTACAACGAAGACATCTTCGAAGTAAGAATGATGAGAGTATTAGAAGAGATAGAGAAGCAAGTAAAGATCTATGGAAGACTAGAAGATCTTTTTATCTGTGATTTAGGAGATTCGTTAGATGGTTGGAGTGGATTAACTACTAGAGGAGGACACCAACTACCTCAAAACATGAACAACAAGGAGTCTTTTATGACTTACCTTTATGCTCACAAAAGATTCTTTGATGAATTGCAAGAAAAGAATCTTGCAAATAACATTCATGCAATTATGCAGACAGAGGACAACCACTCAGGTTCCTTTGGTTATATTACAAATCAAGCACTCACTCTTTATTTAAATACAGCTTATCCTTTTATCAAAGTAACGATAATGGAGAAGTTTTTAGAACACTTTGATTATGGCAAACACACGTTTATCTTTACTCATGGAAAAGATTCTGAAGATCTTAAGCATGGTCTTCCCCTTTTCTTAACAGAAAAAGCAGAAAATTTCCTTAATAAATATATAGATCATCACGGTCTAGGAGAGAATAAAAATATTTCGATAGTAAAAGGAGATTTACATACAGAGAGTATGCAACAAGTCTATAAGTTTAGATACCGTAATGTTCTTTCTATGTATGGCTCTTCTAAGTGGATAATGAACAACTTTGGTCCAGGATATCCAGGAGTTTCATTTGATTTAGTAGAAAAAGATACGGATTTAATATATTCGTTTTATATTCGCTTTAAATAAAAATAAAAAAGTTATGATTACCCTAGCAGATATAGATAAATTAAAAAATAAGTTTTACTTAGACTCAGAAAAAGATGGGCTAGGAGTAAGACCTAACGTAATACTAATCACAGAGGATCAGTTTGAAGAGATACTGAAAGAAATGGGTGTAGAAGACGAAGAAGATGTTACAATAGAAAGCATACTAGGAATGGATGTGGTTATAGCAGATGGATTAGAATACCCAAGACTGCTAAAACTTTAAATCTGCGTAACTTTAAATACTACAGAGTAAGAATCTATATTATTGTTGTCTACATAGACAGTAGGAACACTTCCTCCTACAAATCCTGAAGTAAAATTCAGAATCACTCCCCCTCCTATTGTTGTTACACCTGCCTGGCTTATACTAGATTGAGGAGTAGCTGCATTATTAAAAGTCGCTACATACACACCTGCTTCTTGTTTGTCTTGAGTTACGTTATTAACAGCGTAGTACTCTATTTTAAGTAAACCTACAAAGAATTGAGTAGCAGATTGATACAGAACAGTATTACTAGACATTCCATTTACTACTACAGTAGTTGAACCCCCACCACCTCCACCACTTCCATTAGAAGCAGCAGTAATTCTACCTTGAGCATCTACTGTAATGTTAGAATTTGTGTAAGAGCCTGCAGTAACTGCAGTATTGGCTAGAGAGATGGTTCCACTTGCTGTTATTGTTCCTCCGTTTAATCCTGTTCCTGCTGTGATAGAAGTAACAGTACCTAAGTACTGATCTCCACTTACAGGAGTATAACCAAGAGCATTAGTAACATCAGTACCTGTTAAGGTAATAGCACCTGTTCTTGTGTTAAAGCTTGTAACGAAGTTTGCTGAGCTAAAGCCTATAGTTACATCTCCAGTACCAGAGTTAGCACCTGTGCTACTAATGGTTAAAGGAGAACTAACTATAAGTTTAGTAATCAAAGCCTCTCCAGAGGTAGAAACGTTTATGTCGCTTCTACCCACAGAGGAATTTTCAATAAGGGAACCACCAATCTGAGTTCTAGCCATATTTAAAGTTTAAATATTAAAATCAATTAAGGTTTAATATAAGAGATACGAAGTTTATCCGTAGAAGTAGGAGTAAACAACATAGTAATGGTGAAAGGAGATAAACTACCTACTGTGTAATCATTACCTACACCAGGCTCCATCAATACACCATTCAAGTAAACATGTTCAGCTCCTGCAACACAAGCACCTGTAACAGTAAATACAGTAGCTACACCATTAGGTAAAGGAGTAGGTGTTTCTCTTGTAGCAAAGTTAGAGATGTTTAAAGTTCCTGAAGGAAGATCACCTACGCTTAAAGTAGTACCACTAGTAACTCTACCTTTTGCATCTGTAGTAACCTTAGTATAAGTACCTGCAGTTCCAACACTTGTTAAAGTTAAAGCAATTGAAGTACTTCCTGAACCTGTAGCATCTCCACTAATAGTAATAGTCTGGTTAGCGGTAATGTAGTTAGGCGTAAAGTTTACCCACTTGTTTGTTCCACCACCACTATAACGAAGTAATTGTCCATCCGCAGGAGTTGTAATAGTTACATCACTAAGTCCACTTAAAGCACTGATTAAGTTGATTGAAGTATTAGTTACACCCGTAACACGACCTTTAGCATCTACTGTAAATACAGGAACTTGAGTTGCACTACCATAAGTACCTGAAGTTACACCTGAGTTTGCAAGAGTAACTGCAATACCTGTAGCTCCTGTACCTGTAACGTCACCAGACAATGTAATAGTTTGGTTACCTGTTAAGTAAGTGTTAGTATCAAGTGACCAAGTGTTAGCAGCATTCTTTTTCAAGAAACCTGTTGTTCCACTTAAAGTTGCAATTGCACCTAAATCGGGATCATACGCTTGAACATCAGTTCCAATAGCCAGACCTAAAGAGGTACGAGCAGCACTAGAGTCAGCAGAAGCGATTAAAGTACGACCAAAAGAAGTCAAACTAATAACAGCTGTTGTATCTAATCCAGTGAAGTAGATCATTGTATCAGGAGCAGTAACAGCTCCAGCCAATGCAGTTAAAGTAGCATCTAAAGGTTGCTTAGTATTTAACTGAGATTGAATAGCTGAACTAACACCTGTTAGGTAACTTAATTCTGTAGAAGTAATTGCACTTACTCCTACTTTACCACTACCATCAGAAACCAAAGCTCTGCTTGCAGTCAAGTTAGAAGTAACAATAGAAGAAGCACCTCCTGTAACAGCTGCCTGTGCTCTAGCATCTAAGTAATAAAGGTTAGAACCTTCAGCAATATCAGAAGTAGTAGCAGAAGTAGCAGCAGTAGCTCTACCGTAAGTATCAAGAGTAACTTTAGTAAAGGTACCTGCACTTACACCAGTAGTTGCTAAGTCAATGTTATCTGCGTTAACAACAATACGTGAGCTAGAAGCTGTACCTACGTCAAAAGTAAGACCTGTTTTAGTTAAACCTGCTCCTGCTTGAAAGTCAGCTGCTCCTGAAAATTGAGAAAATACAATATTAGTAGTACCTAAAGTAATAGGCCCTGGAGTACTTTGTACCCAACCTGTTGCTTGAAGTGTTGCACCTTGTTGTACAAAGTAGAAAGCGTTTACTAGTTCTGTTCCTGCATCTGAGTCTGTAGAACGACTCCATGCACCTGCAGCTACATCATAAACTCCATTCTGAGATTGTGTACTTTGGTTCTTTACAAGAACACGGTCACCTGCAATAACAGAAACACCATCAATAGTTTGTGTTCCACTTAAAGTAATGTTAGCAGTTGTTGCTACTCTTACTGCAGTTTTAGTACTCAAACCTTGAGCAACTGAATCTACGTAAGCTTTGGTAGCTGCGTCTGAGTTAGAAGTAGGAGTTCCTACGTTAGTTACTTTGAATCCTCCCAAAGACTGATCTGCTGTAAAAGCTACTGATCCATCTTTTTTAACAAAGTTAGCTCCATCTGCAAGTTTCGAACTTGCTATGGCTGCGGATGCATCAATATCACTGTTTATGATAGTTAACGCATCCAGTTGCGACTTTTTAATTTTAGTTAATGCCATTATATTTAGTTATTTAGTTCTTTAGTTTTTTCTATTAGATTATTTGATATTCTACAATTAGTTGATCAGAAGGTACAGGGGCATATACAAGGCTTACTTGACTTACTCCTGCTTCTACATAATCATAACCTGCTCCTCTAGTTAACCTTTGTCCGTTTAAGAATACTCTTGTAGTACCAGAGACAAAGTTAGAACTAGTATTAAAGTTAGTATTACTTCCGTTCTTGGCTCCTGATAGATTGTAATCGTAGTCTATCTTAAAAGCGTTAAAACTAGGACTCCAATTCTCCCATTGACTAGTAGCTGAGTTAAACCTAAGCAACTGTCCATCTGAAGGGGTAGGAGTAGTTACATCGTTTAAAGCATTAATAGTAGTAGGTGGGGTAAAACCTAAGGCTGTAGTTACATCTGAAGAGTTAAGGACAACAACTCCTGTCCTTGTGTTAAAAGAAGTAACTCCTCCCCCTCCTCCGCTTACTGTTTTCCAAGTACTATCATCTGCTAAGAACTTAGTTCCTGTTCCTGAAGAACCTGAACCTAATCTATTGACGTTAATCGTACCAATAGTAATGTATCCTGCATCAAATAAACGATAAGCTAAGGGACCATTACCACTTACAGGTGTAGCAAAAACATAGCCAGAAGGTAACAATACTATTCCACCTACTGAAGTCTGTGCATATGCCTGTAATTCTGCTTGGGATAAGGGATTATTAGCCATTAGATATGGAAGGTACAGATTACTGCACAGTAATTGTTATTACAAATATAATAGATTAAAAAAATAAAGAAAGGGGAACTTTTGATTCCCCCTCCTGGTTGGTTAAAAAAACTAAATAAACTAAAAACTAAAAACTAAAAACTAAAATTACTAAAACTACTTAACCTCCTGTGGTCCTCCTGTTAGGCTAAAGAAAGCAAGAATTTCTTCTTTTGACTTCAACTCTAATACTATAGGCTCACTGGTGGTTTCAAATTTAGTAATTTTTACTGGAACTTTTTGCTTAGTAGTAGGATCAATTTTATATTGATAGTCTACAGGGTTAAGTTTGTCAGCACTTCCTTCTAGAACAATAGCTAAGCCATCATCTGTAGGGTAGGTCATTAAAACCTTACTGAGTTCGAAGGAGTAACCTTTCTTAATGATAAGTTCCATCTCTTCTCCACTCTCGATTTTTTCTCTTTCTGTGTAATAGAATAACATATTTTTATTTTTAATTGATTACCAAGTGAAAGCGATATCGCTATCTCTTACCATGATTCTTTCTGCACCATCTACTTCTACTAGTTCAGCAGATTGAAGATACATTAGGTTTACGTACACTACATCGCCTACTTTTACGTTGGTTACTTCTTCTCCAACAGTATGGACTTCTAAGTGCTTTAAACCTATTAGTTCTTTCATGTTCATTTCCTCTTCCATCTCTGGTGTAAGTTGGATAAGTCTTTCTTCTCTCTTAGGACGATTGAGTAACACTCTGTGTCCAAATAATTTTATGCTCATTTTTTATTTAATTAAGTCAAGTATTCTTCAAATCTATAGATTTCTTTTCTTATATCCATATCTATGTCATTAAATTTTATATTTCTATGAAACAAAACTTTATAATCTTCTGACATGTCATGGAATCTATTCTGTTTAAACATCTCAATGTCTCTTCTGTAGATAGAATTAACTCTAAAGACAAACATTATCTTATCTTCTACCTCGTAGTAGTCATAAAAAGAGTCAAAGCTAGTAATCTTCTTTTGGAATTCCTCAAAGGCAGCTTTGTCTGTAGGCTTAAACAAATAAAAAAGACAGTATAGATACTTAGATTTGTATCCGTAGTCATCTACATAAACATTAATTAAACCAAAGTTTAACAATACCCTTAAAGACTCATCACCCCTTGCTGTAAATATCAAGGGGCTTAGAAATCTTGTAGTATTATTTAAACTCGTATTCACTATTTTTTTATACAATTCTGATTCCATCGTTCTGGTAGTCTTCTCTAGTATAGTTCCACAAATCACTGTCAATATGCCAACGTAAACGTTCTAGGGCTTGATGAAAGCCTTCGTAAGTCTTACCTTGATATACTCCTCCTTCTTTACCTACTGTCATTGCTTCATCTGAGAGTTCATAGATAAGCGGACTACCAGGGAATTTTTGGCTTTCTACCAAAAACCTAAAGTTCTTAACAGTTAAACCTTCTCCATAGATACTTGTATCTGTTTGCTTTAAAGCTTCTGTATAGAATGCTCCCTGAAGATCATAACGATACTTCATAAGAGTGTCTGTCCAATAGTTTAAAGAAGTAGTAGTAGTCTTTAAGTCAATAGGATATAAAAACTTATTGTCTACGTCTACAACTACTAAGTCTAAAAGAGCCTTACACTCAAATCCCAAGTACTCAAAAGTAAGAGCCTGTTGTGTAAAGATTTTATATTGGTCATTGCCTAAGATAAACTTAGAACTAAAGGGATGATTCTTAAGAGATTCTACCAGATTATAGATTGTAGCTAATTGTGCTGGAGAAATCACTTTTCTTCCATCTGCTTCAATTAAGTGATCATAATAGGCTTTACCTTCTTTCTCAAATCTTTCTCTTACTTTAGGGAGAGTATCTCTTTTAAACCCTACAGTCTCATATGCAATTTGTTCTGCATTGGAATCATGTCTATTGATGAATAGGTTCCATACAAAGTCTCCCATCTGAGCTGTTGGTCTTTCTACTGTGCTGATTAGAAATTCTTCTTGGAAGACTTCTTCTCCTTGTGTAATAATTAAGTCTACTCCATCTCCTATCAATGTTACATCTGCTGGTTCTTCTGTGTCAGACTTAGGATCGTAATTATAGTATAGGTTAGGGTGTTGTAGGATCTTTTTAAGTCTACTTTGACTTACTGCTCTACTGCTTAGGTAATCTTGATTTAGAATCATTTCTTTGTTATAGTTAAAGTTAAGACAAACCAAAGAAAGCATAAGTGTATGTTAAAGTTATATAACGAGGATGTACGACTTATGCTTATCGTTGGTATTAAATAAAAGAACCAGAAAGGATAACCTCGTTGTCCTCTAGTTCCATAAAAGTAATTATTTAGTTGGAATTTCACGGCTTCTATCATCATATTGAGACTTTTCTCTCATTATGTACGAGAGAAACATAGCATTAGACATTATATGTCCTAGGTGATCTATTCCTGACTCAGGATCTTTGTCTTCCCCACCTAGAAAAGCAAACATATGTCTAAGTAAACTTTCGCTTACTGCAGAAACTGGCATACCTTTCATCCAATTCCATTTATCATATTTGTTTTCTCCATACTCAAGGACTTCAACCATAGACTCTAGAGACTTAAAGTCTACTAAAGACCATCTTCTCTTTCCTGTGTTGTAACGTAAAGCCTGTTCAGTCATGATTAACGCATTAAAGCACCTGTTACTGTTTTAGGAATAGAATCTACTGGCTTTACAGTTAAGATAACTCTTCCAAACTTCATTGAATTTAATTCAGTAACTACACAATTTACTCCGTTGCAGTCAACAATGGTTCCTAATTGGATACTTTCTGCTGATTCGTTGTCATTGTAAGTAACAATGTTTTCTCCGTAATGATAGTTGACATTAGGTAAGCCCACGGCTTCCACTCTGTCTGTTTCTGTTCTTGGTTCTATTATATATAACATAATTGTAGTTTAATTAATTTAATTCAGGTACAGGTACTCCAAGAGTATCTGTTGCAAAGTTAATTACTTGCTTGATAAATTCATTAACTTCTTCTTTTTTTCCTTTAGAAAGTGAGAGGGGTGTTTTGATAAATTGACCTTGGAACATAATCTCCTCATAGAAGAACTTGTCCTTAAGATAAGTGACTACCTCTTCTTTGGTATATACTTCGCCTGTAAGGGCTTCAAATCCTCCTCTGATGATAGGTACTAGGGTGCTGTAGAAATAAGCCAACTGAGGGTTTGTTTTTTTAGAATCTAATCTAGTTATACAAACTTCTACATCCACCGCAGGATCTCCTTTTGTCAATTCTCTAAAATACGACTGCATCAACTCTCTATCTCCCTTAAGATGAATAGTTCCATCTATGTTAAGGGAGAGAGTAGCTGGCATATATATGCGGTTAATCATTGTTTATTATTATTCTGCTGCCCAACCAAAGAGTACATACTCTCCTTGACGTTCTTCACTACTAGGCTTGTAATTTACAAAGGCTACATTTTTCTCGCCTTCTTTTAAAACATTAACTCTAGTAACGTGAGTACTAATCTTAGTAAGTTCTGTATAATCTCTGCCCATTCTAATTGCTCCTGCTTGTAATGGATGACTTCCAATAAGTCTTCCTTCTGCATGTACTTCGTATCTAGTTTCCCAAATACGTCTACCTACCTGAGGAATTATTTCTACTTGGCTTTTAATCTTGTTGGTGTTTAACTTAGGTTCTAGAACGCAGATACCCCAACAATCTCTTTTGTCCATAACGTCTTCTGCAGACTCAATAAAGGCACTTAGTTTTTTGCCTGAATCTTTAAATTTCTTAGTAACGTCTACAAAACCATTAGTTGTGCTAATAGTTCCGTTGTACGCATCATTACCATACTCATCAATAGCATCTTCTACTAGTTGATTATAAGCTTCCTTCATACTAGGAGCTGTTCTTTTGTGATAAAATGTGGTTGATCCCATAATTTTTAGTTTAGTTTTGTTTTTGTTTTTCTAATTCTTCTAATAATAAAAATGCCAGTTCTTCGTCTTCTGCAATTTGATTTAAATCTTTCTTCTCTAGATAACCGTCTAGAATCTTAATAAAGTGCGCATTCTTTGCCTTAGCTTCATTAATTGCTTTCTTTAAATCAGGATTAACAAACTCACGAATGAACTGGTACTGTGTGTTTAATGCTCTCGCTAGGAGATAAGTTCTTCTTACCTCCTTAATTTCTTCATCTTTCATTACTTACTCCAATAAGGTGATATACAAGGATCTGCTTTAAGAGGAACTCTCGTACAAAACTTAGCTCCTGAATCTACCATTGATTTTTCTAATTGTGCAGCAACCTGTTGCGCAATTGTTTCTGGTGTTTCTATAAGAATCTCGTCATGAATGACATTTACAATCTTAACTTTAAATAAAAGATCATTAGGTACTAGATACCTTGACCAAAAGTAAACACATGCTAGTTTGGTTATCTCTGCAGATTCTCCTTGTATTCCATAGTTAAGGGACATTCTTTCTATGTCTCCCCTTTTGCTAAAGAATTTAGAAACTTTCTCTTTCATAGCAACTGCTGTAGGAGTGTTTGAATTCTTGATCTTTTTATATCTTTCCCAGAAGTCTTTATCTAGTTCATTTTTAACTTGTAAAAACTCATCGTAATAATCTACGTAGGATCTCTTGCCTGTAACAGGAGAGATTAATACATAACCATTCTCAATTCCGAACTTCTTAGTTTCGTCAAAGTATGCTTTAAGCCCAGGAAATGCTAGAAAATAAGATTCATAAATTTTATTACCTTGTTCTACGCTTAGTCCTAGTTGTTCTGCTATACCTATACCACTACCACCATAGTTAATTGCAAAGCCAGCTACCTTAGCAGCCTGTCTTTTCTCTTTGTGTTTCTTTTTAATCTCGTTTAAATCCATTCCATCCAACTCTTCATACATCTTAGAGGCAATAAAAGCGTGCATGTCACCCAAATCTTTATCATAGAACTCAAGTAAGTTATCATCCAAACATTTATTTACTAGTACAATCTGTTCTTGACCTGTATAGTCACAGCCTACTAGGATGTTTCCTTCTTCTGCTACAAAACAACTACGTGTTTCTTCATCTGAAGGAATGTTTTGGAAGTTAAAGTTCTTGGTTGTTCCTGACTTACCTCCACTAGATAAGCGACCTGTGTTCATCAACTGTTTGAACTGAGTGTGTATTCTACCGCTTATAGGGTTGATTTGTTCAATCCAGTTATAACCATAGGTGCCTATGTCTTTTTGGGCTTCTTTAAACGAAAGATAAATCTTAATAATAGGGTATTTGTCTTGAAACTTTACTAAGTGGTTTGCTTCTATTGTATGCTTCTTAACTCCTTTGTCAATTACAGTAGTATTTACTCCTATAGTTTCAAAGAACTGCACTACCTGAGAAGGTGAGTTCCAGTTAATCTTGACTTTGTTCTGACTAGAGAAAATATCTAGCTGATAGTCAATAAATTTATCCATGTTGTTAAGGAAGATAAACTCATTCAACATTCTAGTAGCCGCATCTGCTTGAGTTTGTACTTTGTGAATCTTGTTAGTCCACTTATCTACGTCTAGCTTCATACCACAATACTCTATGTAAGCTAAAACTAAAACAAAGCGATTATCTAACTCGATTGATACTTTGGATCCTGCAGCAAATAGAATTGTCTCTTGAGCATCTTTAATAGCATGTAGGTATTTTACGTCATAAGCAGAATACTTTACAAAGCCTTCTGTTAGATTGCCTGTAATGTGTTTTCTTTCCTCCTTGTCTAATATAACTCCGCAATGTAGTTTTACACAAGCAGCTAAGGAACACCTATGACTTTCTATACCCAAACGAGATGTTTTTTCGCCTAAAAAGGTATCGTATACCTTAGTTGGTACAATTCTCTGATGATATAAGAACTTTAAATCAAACTTTAAGTTATGACCAATGACTCCTTTAGTCTCTAAGAGCTGCTTGTAGTCATTGATATCAATCGTAGTCAAGTCAACTACAAACTGATTGTCATTGTCGCCTAGCTGAAGTGTGTATAGTTTACAGGTATACGCATCAAACCCTGAGGTTTCTGTATCTATGGCAACCCATTCTAGGTCTTTAAGGTAATCTAAAGATTCTTGTACTGTGCAGAGAGTTATATCAGGTAGGGAAATGTTTTGTTTTGTTACTAGATAAATCATTTTAATAAGGGTTCCACTATCTTGTTATAATCCTTCAGTGCTTGGTGTAACTTTTGATACTTCTGATCTTGGCTATAGTTTCCTTGTTCGATATCTGTAAGGCAGGTTCTATAAACGTCATAGATAAGTTTTCTATCGTAGTTACTTAATTTTAATATTTTGTTAGAAAGCTGTAGCATGTCTTCCGTAGTATCAGTTCCCCATATCCTGTTTAAAGACTTACCTAAGTTCCACACGTGGTGAGGAGTATATAGATTACATCTAGGACAAGCGGGTAATAGATTATTTAGGTGATAGCGAGTAGCAACTTTAGTTCTACCTACAAAGTGAGCACACTGTAAGCCCTTAGGATCTAGTGTGATTTCACAAGCATGGCATTTATTAATATGTGCTCCTCTAACTAACCAAGAAGTTATCTGGTCTAGTTTACTTTGACTGATTGTTTCTTTTTCTAATTTACGCTTAATCTCTTTACGGACTTTCTGCTTTTCTTTCTTCTCCTTCATTACACACGTAGCACATAACCTCTTTGTTTTGTTGGCTATGGCTTTTACCTTCCCACAGTCTGAACAAGGCTTTTGAATTTCCTTAGGTTCAGGTACTCCTTTGACAGGGATCTTTTTTGTTGCTGTTCTCTTTAACATAGTATACAAATATAATAAAGAAAAGGGGATCTAATGACCCCCTAATCTTATTTGGCATGCAAGAGACAGTTACAAAGATAACTCAGGTGTGTAGAGAGGGGTGTAGGTTTCAGAAATTAATTCTAAGCCTCTGTTGTTAATGTTGTAGGCAGTTCCGTGAATTAGAGACTCACGCTTAGCTTCAATACTCTTGTGTCCCATCATATAGTTAGTGAAACGAGTAGTAGCGTTAAACAAAGCGTAAGCTGTGTTTTCGTGTGTCTCATATTCGGTAGTTAAAGCTGTTCTAAAGTCGTTAATACGATTTTTACCCCTAGATGCTTCACCGTCTCCTCCTATAATGTTAATGATAAATTCATCTGTAACTGCTTCAGGGATGTAAACCTTACTAAGTTCTACTAGCTTCTCGATAAACTGTTCTTCTTGTGTAAGAGAGTTTTGCAACTGAGAGATAATAAGACCTAAACGCTCATGAGAATTCTTAGTATGTCTTACACGTTGAGAGTCTCTAAGAGCCATATAAAAAGTATTAGAGCATACTACAGTTACGTTAGTTGTTCCAAAGCCCATAGGAGCACTACCATCATGTGAAGTAAGAGCTGTTAAGAATCGTTTGTTATAAGATCCTCCAATCTGTACATCTGTTAAAGGAAACTGATAATAGACCTTTTGTCCATTCCCCAGAAACCCACCTCTTTCCCCAGAAATATTAACTCTAGCGGCAGCTTCTAAAAGCATATCAAGGATTTCTTCATTCTGAGTAGGAACATATTTAGATCCTACTACACCAAGACAATTATTGTTGTCTTCACGGAATACTCCATAAGCAGGAGTTGATTCTCCATCAGGACCAAACAAAGGTTTCTTTGCTACAGTCCAATTCGTTCTAGATGATTCTAGCAATTGTTGTTTGTTCATAATTTAGTGGTTTGTTTTTTAATATTTTCGATAAAGTTGATTAATTCGTCTAATTCTTTAATTCTTCCTTGGATCTCACAGTACTCATACTCACTGCTTTGCTCCATTTCTTTTATTATTTTAGTTCTATTAGATAGATATTCTACTAATTTTCCTTTTAATTCTAAATGTCCTAAGGACTCGTAATCTTGCCAATTCATTTTCTTCTATTTTATTTTAAGTTTTCTAGCCAGTCTATATCGTCTGGATTACTGGCCATAAGTATTTGGTTAATTCTTTTAAAGTGATCACACTCCCAATCTCCACCTTTGTATACGGCAGAAACAGGATGTGATGCTACTAGTACGTGGTGTACATCATCGTTAATTAGGGGAGCAAATTTTAAAGCGTCCTTTCCCCAGAAACAGAAAATAAGTCCTGCAGTATTCTCGTTTAGTGTTTTGAATACAGCTTCTGTAAACTGTTTCCAAGGCTCTAAGTGAGAACCTGACTTACCTTCTTCGATAGTCAAAGCAGCATTTAGCATAAGAACTCCTTGCTTAGCCCATGATTCTATATTCATATCAGTGGGGAAGCTTAGTTCATCAGGATAAATGTCTTCTTTGATTCGTTTGTAGATCATTCTTAAAGACGGAGTCACATAAGTTTTCTTTCTAGGAGAGAAAGCTAATCCGTGAGCAATAGGTTCCCCTACATTTCTACCTGGATAAGGATCCATTCCTAAGATAACAACCCTTACTTTTTGAAAAGGAGTTAAGTTAAAAGCCTTAAAGACTTCATCCTTATAAGGAAAGATAGTTTTAGTCTTTCTCTCATTAGCAATGAATCTTCCTAAGGTATTAAAGTAAGGACTTTCTATTGTGTCTTTTAAGTGATGATACCAATCGTCTGGAATATCAATTAGTTTTTGCATCTCTATTGATTAGCTTACTTCTTTTGAGCGGAGTCCTTCTAACAATAATATTAGGATTAAGAGTAGTACTCATAAGTCCTGGATACGTTTCTTCCATCATGTTTATGATTTGATTGTATCTTGTTTTGTAACTTTTAATAGAACTAGAAAAGTTTAAATGTTGTTTCATAGAATGTATAATCGTAGAGTGATCTCTTCCTAACAAAGTACCTACCTTCTTGTAAGTATAGTTAAAGTGTATTAAGAGTACAGCTGCAAAATGAAACCTTGCTTCTGTTAGCTCACGTTTACGGCTATTTATTGTAAAATCCTTTACAGTCATTGCATTTATATCACAAACAATATGCATTACTCCCAACTCAAACTCTGAAAACTTATCTAAATTTACTTTAAGTTCGTGTGCTTTTATCATTGCCAACTTGCGTTTTAATCTTAGCTCTTCTGGATTAATGTCATTTATTACTTTACTATAATACTGTTTGTTTTTAGTTTTCTTTAAAACTAATAACATAATATTATATCGTACTAGTGCTTCTACTTCTAACTTGTCAAAAGCAATTTCTAAAGCTTCGTTTATAATATCCTTAATTCTTGGCATATCTTTATTAATTTTTCTCTTCCGTGGTTTTTGTAAATGTCACTTATGTCTTTTCCTAAACTCCCGTGGTGGTATAGTATAGGAATCCCATACGTTTCTGAAATCTTCTTTGCTCCTTCTTCTCCTGCTCTATCAGCGTCAAACCATACATACATATTATCAAATCTTGCTTTAAGTAACTCGTAAGCATTCTCTGATATAGGTGTAGTTTCGCTTCTAACAGCAACAGCATTCACTCCAATAGAGTGTAAGGTCATAACATCTTTAGTGCCTTTAGTAATGATTAGAATAGTTCCCTTGTGTGGTAGCTGAGTATAACCCTCTAGCATACCTCCAAAGAAATTAGTTCTGAATTTAACTTTCTTCTCTGCATAGGGACGATAGAGTTTAAACTTATCTTTTTCCTTATACCGATAACAGGGGTCAAATGTATTACTAATGTACCAGATGTTATCTGCTATCCAAGCTTTGTCTACTTTTCTTACGTCATAGAACTTAAGAATCTTTTCTGTTACTCCGAATTGAAGCCAGTACTCTAAGTCTTTCTGTGTAAATTTTGTAACTGTAACTTTGATGGATGCAGGCTTTACCTCTGCTGGCTTAGGACTTTTTAGAGTGGATACTTCCATCTCTAGTCTAAGTCTATCTTCTAAACTAAAGTTCTTAAGTTGGAAATCTGATTCTATTTTATATAGAATGTCTGGATACTCGTAGCTAGTACGCATTTGAGCTATGTCAATTGCATTGTAGTGTACTTTCTCCGTAGCATAATCTACAAAATACAGATTACCTCCTTGACTCCACCTAAAGAAACAGGTAGCATGCTTATCAGATCTGAATGGATTCTTATATTTCTTTCTCAAGTCTATTTTCTCACCGAAGTAAAAAGACATTAGGTTTTCTTGCCCTAGTAAAGCGTATAACGTCTTTACATTAGGTCTTATTTCAATGCTTGAGAGATCCATAAGTGTTGTTTTTAACCCTCCTTCAATAAAAAAGGGGTCACAAAAGTAACCCCTTTTCTAAAAAAGAGAACAGATTACTTTTAATTTTAGAAGATATCGTTGATATCTGTGCTAACAGGACTAGTTGCTACTTCACTGGTATCCCAACTCATCATAGGTTCTGACTCTTTGAAAGGAGTTTCAGTTTCGTTTGCGTCAGGAGCATTATTCTCAGTGTATTCTTTGAAAGTAAAACTTCCATAGAAACTCTTAAAGCCATACTCACCTGTGATTTGCTTAGATACATACTCAGTAATTTTACCTTGTACGTTAACAAATACTTTAGTGCATACGTCTTGATATTTTTCGTCTTTAATTCCTAAAAGAACTTTAACACCCATGTTGGCTTTATTGAAGTGAGCAAAGAAGTCTACTAACTCATTGCCTTTACCTTTAGCAATAGAAGCCCAGTTGTCAAGAACAAAAGGCTTTTCCTTTGGAGAGATGTTACCATAAGCCTTAAGCAAAGAATAAACTGTTTCTTCACCGCCCTTAGCTTCACGTACACTCTTCATATCTAATCTACGAGAAGGATCAATAGATGCTTGATACTCACTTAAAGTAGCAAGGTTCTCAGCCCACGAAGTCTTAGTGTAGTTGTCAATGAATTGTTTCTTGCCTGCTTGAGACATACGGGTGTCATTATTTACCCATAAAGTAAACTTACCACGCAAATCTGTTTTAAAGTCTGGATGATTTACATACCAGAAGTCAAGACGCATTCCGTTCTCTGACTCATAGGTAGGCTCTTTAACTTTGTCTTCTTCAATACCTAGGATTTTTGCAAGTTCTTTAGCTGTAGGATTAACACTTACAACTTGAACAGGAGCAAATCCTGTGTACAATTTTTTGCCTGCTCCAGGCTCTCTGGTTTCTAATTGATCGAATTTCATAATCTTGTTTTTTTATTTTTTATTTGTTTTTTCTACTACTGGTACTGGTTCTGCATAATAACTATCTATTGTATCACATACTGTTTGTAAGTCGTTAGGGATAAGAGTTTCTGCAAACATATCCATAGGACTTTTAGCAGGGTAATTCTTAAAACGATTGGTTACAAAGTGATAAGTTGCTTTCTCATCCTTATCTTCACCTACGTGAGTATAAAGACAGATAGTAAACAATCCTTCTAGTACGATTTGGTTATCCAATGCTTTGCCTATTGTCTTAATCTTCTGACCTACGATATGTCCATCATCTTCAATGTTCTCTGAGTGAGTGATGTAGAATACTTTAAGGTCATTACGAAGCTTACGAGCACTAGTAAGCATATTAGTTACATCTTTTGCAAGGGTAACAAACTTACCAAAACCGATCTCATTGGCTTTCTTCATCATAAGAAAAGACATAGAGTAGATAGCATCATCCATGATGATGTTTTTGATGTGAGGAGCTTTCTCACTAATCTGTTGTAACAATGCGGTGATTTGATTGATGTCATCTACCTCCATGTAATTTTTAGATTCGAGATTGTAAAGTTTTTCTGCTCCTTTGAAAGGCAATTCTTTCCTTGCTACATTAATAATAAATGTTTCTTTTGGGTCTAGAGTCCTTACAGATGTGGATTTACCAGTACCTGAGGGACCTACGATAGCGATTAGTTTGCTTGACATATAGTTAGTTTATTTTGTTTATTTTGTCTCTAGTAATTTATCTAAATCTTCTGTTATTATTTTCCAACCGTACATAGAAGCAAAGAATCTTGCTCCTGCTTGACAACGCTTTTTATCTTTAGAGGGGAAACTTAAGATTGCTTTTCTTACTTTACTGTTGTCATAAAGTAATTTAGCTAGCCAATCTATAAATTCTTCTTCCTTCTCCATTGTCCAAGTGTGTTCCCAATACCAGGTAGGAGAATTAAAATCTACGTCATCGTAATTTTCTCCAATCATACTACACATATGAGTGAGTACTTGGACTAATTCTGGACTAAACTCTTCTTTTTTATTCATTGATTTTTACATTTTTAAATACTTTTCATAATGATTGCCTACAGGATTATTCATCTCTTCAGGCTTTGGTAACTCGTCAAACTTTCCGTTAGCTCCATTAAAGTAAAGTCCTACGCTTGAATTTTCTAAGCCATAGTAGCGGTCTTTAAGGAATTTAAGAGAGCGGTATTTGTTACCTAATAGAGATACATCATAGCCATTATGAACTGCTATGTTATATCTTGCAGGACTAAATATACCCAGAACTACTTCGTAGTCTTGGTGTACACCTTTGTTAATGTGGAGTTCTTCCATAGAAGGTTCTAGTTTCTCTTCCATTAACTGTCCCTTGTAAGTGTAAGTTTGCTTTTCTGATGCAGGAGTCTGTTGATGAACAATGATATTAGCCATCTTATATCGCTTAGAAAACACGTCTAGCACATAATCCTTAATCATAAAGTCAAAAGTCTGATAAGAACTTAACTTCATCTTAGTGTCAGGAGCTATCTCATTAGATAAGAGACTAATGTGGTCTAGTACAAAGAATACCCAATGGTCTTCAGATCTGTATCTGTAGCCTGTAGTAATTCTTCTACCATCATCTAAGTCTTTGTAGATGTTTTCTCCTATTTCTGGATTATCAAAGTATGCTTTTACATACTTAGCTATACCTGTAGGATTCCTTATATAATCTACTACATCTACAATGTTTTGTAAATTAGTGATAAAGATTTCTGCAGCTTTTATCTTAGTCATTAACTCAGAACTTACTTTATAGTTTCCTATAGACTTTAATTGCTGTACAGTGACAGTAAGATTGTAATTCTGATGTAAATAAATAGATATAAAAGACATCCAGAAATCTGTAGCACTCTCTTCTAAAGCAAAATAAAATATTTTAGGAGTGATTTCTGTATTTCTTGTTGCTTTGTAGATGTTTACGATAGTCATGTATTTTGCAAACTTTGACTTACCTACACCTGATGCAGCAGTAATACAAGTAATAGAACCTTTAGTAAAGCCTCCATAGTATTGAGCCAATCTAGGAAATGGAGGAGCAATAGAAGTTATTCCTCCTGCATCCTTAATTTCTTTGTTTCTCTCAATCTGAGCTATTATACTTTCAAAGTTCATCCTTATAAGATTTGATGACTATTATAGGCAGGTCCACTACCATTCTTTAACTCTTCACACCACTTAGCTAAGTCGCTTTGTTCTACTCCATCTATCTTCTTAGAGATAAAATAACCACACTCTCTGATAAACTTAATAGATCCTTGTCCTTTCAAGGTATCTATGTAAAGGTCAGTAGCTTTGGCTATCTCGTCTAAGGTATAGTCGTACTCTGTTAAGAATTTAATCAATCGCTTAACTACACTTACCTTGTCAGTAGTCTTTCCTGATACTCCTATGTTCTTAGTACTAAACTTAGCAATAAAGTCTGTTACCCAAGTAACAGGTATTTCAGGTTGTGGTGTTGGATTGTCAATTACTTTAATGGGATCAGAGTGTCTAGCAACTTTAAGTGCAGATATTACCTGACTTATGTCAAGTTCTTCTAGTGCTTTAGGTGTCCAACTAAAAGTGGTTCCATTATTCAGAAGTTTGTCTTCGTAAATCCACTTGTCTATCATTTTCTCTTTGACTGCTAGTTCCCATAGAACTTCGTAGAATGTTTTCTTCATTTTCTGTTGTGGTTAAAATTACGTTTATGCCTTTGAATAATTTCTCTTTATTAAACTTAGGCGGGTCTACAAAGATAAGGGATTCTTCAACTTTTTCCAAGTCTTCCATCCACATTTTTCTCATAAAAAGATAGTCTGGGGTTGATTCCAGACTATCTCCATAATGTTCTATGTCCATAATATTCTTTTGATTCTACTTATTTAATAGATGATTTACGATTAAAGGAAAAGCCTAAGCTAATCCCCTAATCTCTAAGAAATCCTTCTTACCAAGCCATACTTGGTGAAAGTCGTATTCATAGGATTCTACCATGTCTTTTGGTATGTTAAAAATACTCTCACAATCTGAACAGGAACTTTCAAGTAACAAGTCATTCGTGATTTGTATAGCATGTCCTAAACAAATAGGACACATACCTTCATCCATAAGAGATTCATCTACTGTAGTAGAGGATAGGTCTTTTACTTTAAAGTCTACTCCATCTGCACAGTAATAGTGAGAGAGGTGAGTAAGTTCTTTCCTACATTCAGGTAATGACATCTCAGGATAAACACTCATAACCCATTCATTGTAGGCTTCATAGGCTGCAAGGTCATCCATGTCATCTTCAACAGATTTAACGTCTTTAGAGGTCTTCCCATCATCTTCCCAATAGAAGGGATCTTTTGTTTTATCTTCTGTTTTTACAAAGTCTCCCTTAACCTGATCATAGTAATAATCATCATAGCTGTCCCACATGCTAATTTGCTTAGCACCTAAGCCTAGATGAGATTCACTACTATAGGACTTTTTACCAGAATGTTTAGGAAGGTCAAAAGAAGGAAGAGGAAATTCGAGTGGAATGTTTCTTTCAGCCAACATAGTAAGCATCTCATAAGCAAAGCTAAAAGCGTTGATCATTAGATTAACACTAGCTACCTCAGTATCTCCATGCTCGTTAAAGTAACCACAAGATAAGTTGTGAGAAGAAACTTTAAGTCCCCTTCTACGAAGTCCACCTACGTCAGTAGCTGTACCTGAAGCAGGCTTGTATCCATATTTGTTCATCAAAGGTTCAATAAGGGTAAGATGTTCAGGATTCCACACTTGATATCCGTTGGTATACTGGATGAAGTCTGTTGTATAAGACCTGCGATCTAGCTGAGTAACTACTAGAGAATTGTCAAAGAAAGACATATCACAACAGTTAGTACCTACTAGACCTCTTTCCTCACCATAAGGCAAAAATACCTTACATACAGGCATCATCTTAAGCATCTGAATAGCAAAGCATACACCTACAGAATCATCGAGACCTAAGCCACATTGTTCTCCTCTGAAGTCATCAAAGCCAAAAATCCACTTATCTGTCTTAAAGATACGCATGCCTACATGATAGTCTTGAGCTGTGTCATAGTGAGCTACTACAGTAGGATAATACTCGGCTTCTCCTTTTGTGCAATAGATATTACCGCCTTTCTCCTCTACTGTTACTCCGTCTATCTGAGAAATAAGACTTATAAGCCAATTCTTTTTAAGTTTCTCCATTTCTGGCTGGTAGGTGGGGCTTTGTTGATACATAATATCAAACAGTAGATTAAAGTCTACAGGGAAATTTCCTTTTAATGTATCATCTAGTTCACCTAGTTCTTTGCTTTTATATTTATAAGTCATTTTTTTGTTTTTTTAAATTAAGTGTTCTTCATTATTTTCTTGTACCATTTCTTCAGGTTGATTTTCGTTTACAAAAGAAAAATTCGAGTAATTAGTAGTACTAGTACCAGTAACAGTATTTGTAATTAGATAGGTTCCAATACCTAAACTTCCAATACCAACATTATTACTACTATGGATGTTAATAATAGAATTATTTGTTATAATCTCAGATAGTCTCTTGCTGTTTCTCCTATTTACTTCTTCACTATCATAGAGATCTTCTGGCTTAGTCTCATCATTTGGATAATAATATACATTGCCATCAGTTAGATAGTCATGTTCATCTAAGATAAAATAACCAAAGTCATTCTCAAATTGCCTAAGTTCAGGATCATCTTGGTGTGCCCATGTATTATCAAGTAGTCTAATACCTTCATCCGTTAAGATAGAATCATCTTGATAAGTGTTAACTGTGTCATCTTGAGTGGTATGGTATTCTCCAGTTGAATCTGAATAAATAGCACAATCTTCACATACTCTTTGATCACGATAAAGACCTCTCTCAACGTAAATAGTAGTATCATAATGTACAGTATTATCACAGCAACTACAGGTATAGTCACTGTCTTCCTCTTCATCTACATTATAACTATTATATTGATAGTAATCACCTCCAGTGTTTCTAAACTCATAACGAAGACCTTCTATACAACCATTGGTAAGTATTTTTTTAGCTAGGTCATAGTTACATAAAGTATCTAAATAAGGGAACTTATTTATTCCTTCTAAATCTATCTCCATAGAGTAAATTTTTCCTACAGAGAAAAGAGTAGAGTATCCTGCAGCTTCTAATGTGTTCTTGAGTAAGTTTTGTGTTTCGTTTGTTGTATAGTAAATACGGTCAAACATAAACTTACCATCAATGTTCCACATAATAGAACGAGCAGCAATCTTACTACCTCTTTTAAGCACAGCCATCTTTACTTTGTCTGGAAACTTAGTATAGATGTCAAAGTAGTTTTGACAAGCTCTGTGACGCATACAAGAGCTTCCTAGAGTACCTGATTGAGCTGCATAGTTCTCGTAGTAGTAAGCATCTTTGATAGCATCTCCGTCAATAATAGCAAAATCATACAAAGGGTTGCTTACAGTAATTAGACTAGCATAGGCTTCTGCAAAAGCAGTAATATCTCTATCGCTGTAAATATCTCCAAATAACCTACGAACAATCTTACCTACTGAAGTGTGGTATCTTTGTTTGTAGTTCCATACTTCTTTAACTTTAGTTTCAGTTTTATTAAAACTTACGCCTAATAGATTATATCCTCCAGTATCTTGATATCCTGATTGATCTACATAAAAAGATGCACTAGACACTAACCTAGAGTTTCTAATCCTTAGAGGCCTTGAATCTTTTTCCAAGAAGGTATTTTTAAATTCAAAGTTAAAAACATGTTCATTCTGTGTTCTTTGGCCATTTTCCCATAGATAAGAAGTTACTGTAAATTCTTTGTTTTCAGGTACAAATCCCTTAATAGGAAAAACATCTCCTCCTAAGTGTCTAGCAGTTAAAACTAGTTTACTATCATAGTGACCACGATCAGGTTCATGACTTACGTAATTTCTTCTGTAGTGAAATACAGCTTCTGTTCCAGGCTTAATAATGTGTTGGATACCCACTTGACCATCTAAGCGATTCTTACGATCTTCATCTAAGTAAGAAATTTTAGTATAGTCAGCTTGAGATAACCCTAGATAGTTACAATACTTGTTTAAAGTAGGTACGTGCGTTAAATCTATAATTTGCTGAGCAATTTCTTTTACTTGCTCAGGTACATTAGTACTAATAAGTTTAATTAATCTTTTCTTTAAGTCAGCGTGTAGAACAAACTTATCCTGCCTTACTCTCCTTCTAGGTATAGAAGCAGCAGATACATGAATAGTTTGCATTTCTTTGTTTGCAGTTTCCATAAACTCCGAGGAGAATGGATCATCAATAATTTGTTGGTTTGGCATATTTTGTTTAAGTTAGTTTAGTTTAGTTTAAATGAAAAAAGCACCCCTAGAGGTGCTTTATTGTGTAGTTAAGTTTAATTTAAATGTTTTCTGGTATTTCTTCGCTGTCGTGTTTGTAACAATGAACGAGTAATAAATTCTTTTCTCCTAGGGCTTTCTTGTGTGCTTTATCTCGTTCTTTTTCCGAGTAAAACTTGTAATCTTCGTTTTTGTGCATTGTCTTAACAATCAGATGAAATTCAATGACTGTACCTTCTTCACTTAGTGTGTACTCCATTCCACAAAGATACTCCATAGATTAGCAAACATTGCTATTACTATGGATAAAAGGGAAATAGAGAGAAGAGAGTAGGCGAGGAACTGAGTGCTACTCATACAGTTAGTGTTGTTTATTTTAAATCTAATCAGTCTAAGTTTACACCTCATCGTTAGTGTGTTGTTTAACTTGTTTCCAGTATAACACAGCATTGTTAATAGACTTGTTATTTCCATCAAAGTACTTAGACATATCTTCGTACTCTAGTATGATCTTATCTATCATAAGATTAGCAATCTTTCTGTACATTGCTCTGTCTACTTGAAATCCTAAACTTTTGATTTCAATCTCTAGGGCGAGGGCTTGAGTTTCTGGTGACATATCTCAAAGTTAAAGTTTTTCTGCTTTTTCGTCAAATCTATATTTCAATTCATCTTTAAACACTCCCTTATAAAACTCAGAGAGTTGGGTTTGTGTTCTTAGAATAGCTTCTATATGATCTGAGTCTAGGTCTTTGATTGGTTTATAGGTTAAAGGTTGTTTATTATCCTTACCTCTAGTTCCCCAATGTAAAGCTGACCTTCTAGTTAAGTGTGAGCCATCGTCATAGACGCTTAGCTCTTCGTAAGTGCCTACATGCCTTCTTGCATAGTCATTACCTCCATCTACCATAAGAACCTCTTTGGTTATAGTATCTTTATGGGTTAGGTAGTCATGTCTATTATAAGAAGTCAAAATAGTACCATCAGGAGTTTTAATCCTGTTTAACAATAATCTCGTTTCTGAAGTCATAAGTTAATATATAAGCTGGTTTAATTGTTGTGATGATGTTTCCATCAGTGGTGACTGTTTCATTCTTGCACTCAAAAGTTTTGAATTTATATCCTGCATTAATAAAAAAGTTTAACGAAGGTAGGTTATCTGCTTTAACTCTTGTAATTATAGTTACAAATTCTTTTGTCTCTTCATAAATAGATTTAGTAACATAATCTATGAGAAAACTTGCATAACCTTGTCTTTGATACTTCTCTGCTACATGAATAAAGGTAATACGATATCCTACTTTTTTCTTCTTCATTAACATTACAGCTACTATATCATATCCATCTTGGATAGCATGCACTTTTAAGTTGGGATCATTAAAAGATTTCTCTGTAAATACAACTTTAAAGTGGTTTGAGATAAACTCAAAGAACTCAGGTCGCTTATCGCAGTAGTAAGATATTTCTGTAAGCATAACGTGTGTCTGGTTTAGTTTTAGCTCTTTTATAGAGTATAGCAAATGCATAACGGCTAATACCTAGTCTTAGTCCTGCTCTTTGGTAGGTGTACTGTAAATCTTCCCTTAGAATAAGAGCAGCATATTGTCTAGGAGTACAGCCTTTTAAATCTAGTTTTAATTCTGTTTCTATTGTCATAATAATTTAAAGTACTCTTAATTTGTCAAGTTTATCTTCTATTTTACCACAGATAGCATTAATCCAACTATCAAATAGTTCTACAAATAGGTAGCCTATGTTGACTATAAGTCCTATAAATCCTAAGAAAAACAAACAGACTACTAAAGTTAGTTTAAAAATAAATAGTGAAAGTGTTTTCATAGATTAAGTTAATTTGTAAAGTTCATAAACGCTATTACCTGTTTTAAATTTAAGATAGTTTTCTTTCTGTTCATAGATTTCTGTGATAGAAGTTGTCTGCCAAGTAAAGTAAGGATTAAAAGGAGACATAAGTAATCCACGTCCTATAGCAGGCTCATCATGTTTCTCTTTAAAATTTCCTTTCTCATCAAACTCTAACCAAAGAATTTCTTTAGACTGGTTAACTAAGCCATCATGTTCTCTAACTAACTTCCAGTTATAATTATCTTCAATTACTCCTTGCTGAACAGCAACCTTAAGTACATTATCTGTAGTCATTAGCATTGGTATTTTAGTTTGTTTAATCTTGCTCATAGTTTTTCTATTTCTTTTAAAATTTCCTTATAGTGTGCTATTTCATTTCTATTTTGCCAACTGTGGGCTTCTAGGGCTAAGATAATTCGCTTAGTAGCTATTCCAGCACATACAACACCTTCCTTATAACGAGAGTCACAGCTATTAATACCATGATTTAAACTTCCGTTATTAGGAAGGCTGTAATAAAAAGATAAAACTAAGTCATGAGCTTCTGCTTTAGGACCTAGAGGTTCCATTTGTTTGCTTGTAGCTTCCATTTGTTCAGGAGATGCTTCACTAAGTAGATTTTCAATAAAGGAAGATATAGATTCTTTAGCCATTGTTACCTCCGTAGGTTTCATTGTAGTATTGTTGTGAAAAATCTTCTGCACTTTGTCGTTTTTCAAGATATTCTAAACCATAAGGCAAATTATTAAGATGAATAAACATATCCATTTGAGCATTTTTAATTTCAT